CGACGCTATTTTCGTCGACCAAACATCCCCACCATTTGGGATATCTGGTCCAACTTAAGTTTCTGACTAGGAGACTTAACCTGTGGGGAGGGCACCTCCGTTTGAATAGAGGCGGTTGGTTCTGGCGCGGGCGTTGGAGGCGGCACGGGTCGTTTTACGAACCCGATTAGCCCCTTTAGCGGCCATTTCGTTGCGGTAACTGCAGACATTCGTTTATAGAATGCGAGCAGCCCCTTGAAAGCCTTAGGATTTAACCCTCGACCTCCAACGGGTAATACCGGCAAGTTGGTGACGGCCTTCCCAGTCCACTTGGCTATGATGGGAGTAATCTCATTAACCAAGATACAGGCAAAATCCTGTGGACGCACTGCAGATTTTATTCCAAAAGCGGCGGATGTAATTCCGTCACTGAGGTCTATAGTCTGCGGTAGTGAGGAGGCCTTCCAATAAAGCTCAATAATCTGCGGAAGCGGGGAGGGTTTCCCCTTCGTCGAAGCAGCAAAAAGAGCCGCCGGCACATATCGTGCCCTCCATTCCTTCAATAGTTTTGCGAATTCTACCCGAATCGCTAGCCAGTCTTTTCGACACCTCTCATTGTGCATATGAGCACAATTGAGTATGTAGAGATAAGACACGGCGCAACGTTTCGGGACACGAATTTTGCGGACATTGAACTCACAGAAGTAAGTCTGGAGCATGTGAATGCTCCAGGCAGAGACATTAAGGCGGGAGAGGGCCGTGAGAAATTTCTCACTATGCTGACTCCGGTCAACCAGCGTAACAACCTTGCTTGTATATAACGGGCTAAAGCCTGTTATCTCCAATGCTTGTTTGAACGCTGCAAGACCGGGCAGCAGAAATGCCCCCTTCTTGCTGGGCTTAGATATATCCAACGGTTTACTAGCCTCAGATGGCTGAGGAGCCTTAGGAGGCTGCTTTAGCAGCTTCGTATGGTTTGCCTCGATCAGTTGCTCGACTTTGTCCAACACTGCTTTTGACAGCAGGAGGTCTACCTTCTTAACTCTCTGGCGAGTCATAACTGGTTCTAGCAGTTCCTCATTGAGGGACTGCAACCATTTCGTTATCGACTCTATGCTGACAGTGTTCTCTGAGTGCCAAACGGCACGCAGGGGACCCAGCAGAATGAACCGGAGAAATTTCAGAAGGACTTGATCTCGCATCCCCGATAACTCAGGGATGAGAAATGTCCATTGACGAGCACTGGTTACCAATCTAAAAAGTGTGATTGCGCTAACGCTGATTGAAAAGCGTTTCGAGATTCTGTGAGCGAACTCAACACGACTTCTCCATGTTTTCGAGGTTATTTCCTCGAGAAACGATAGAGGACTGATGTTACCAGCTTCGCATAACCGTTGATTTGCAAACTCGAAGAAATTCGAGGATGATTTCAAGGACTTTGCTAGGCCGATCTTCACCTGGAAGTCGGAGCACACTTGAGTGTAG